GCCTAAAGATACTGCATTTCCTGTAACCGTATGGTTAGCGTCAGCAGTAATAGTTAAAGTTCCTGTACCTAATGCTAGTTGATTTGGAGTTAAGTTTTCTGTAACAGCATCAGCAATAATACCTACACTACCTATTGTAATAGTTAGTGAATTACCAGTTACCTGTACTTGTACGTCTGTATCAGGTCCTGATGTAGCAAATGGTAATGCTGATATTGCGTCAAATCCTAAACTCATAAATAATCCTTAAAAGGAGGCTGTGTGGTATGTGGTGG